CCCACCCGCACCAGCTGCGCACGCTTCGTGACGACAAGGAGTGGATCGAGGCCAACGTATACATGGGCCGTCGTCAGCTCTACATCGGTGAGGTAGGTATGTATAACGGCGTTATCTTCGTCGAAACGACGCAGATGCCCGTTCTGGATTCCACCAAGATTCAGGAGAAGTACGGCTCCGGTGCTACGATTACGACCGGTTACGAGGCTGTCTTCTTTGGTGAAAACGCCTATGCGTGGGCCATCGCTCTCGACGTCGAGCTTCGTGACGACGGCGTTATCGAACTCGGTCGTAAGCACACGCTCGGCTGGTATGGTATCTGGGGTACCGGTATCATCGAGGAGAAGAACATCGTCAAGGCTCTCACCGCGTAAGCGGTGGGGCCTTCCCCTTTAACTTTAACTTTAACAATTCACTATCTATGGCAAGACAAGTAAAGTCCGAAGGGACTGAACAGCCCGAAGTAAAGATCGAACCCGAAGTCAAGAAACCCACCGCTGCCGTTACCGGCAAGGTGACGAAGAAGACCCGGATTCATTGTGTGGAGAACGTCGATTGCATCGTTGCGGGCAATCGGTACAAGTTCCCGAAAGGAAAAGAAACGGAAGTGCCCGATGACGTGGCGGCCATTTTGTCCTCCGCTAAAAAGGCATTCAGAATGTAAAATTCATGTCTGCGACACAGGTAACTTTGAACGAAATTATGACAGCGGTTCGGGAGTTGACTTTCGACCGCTTCATAATTCCTGCATTCGCGCTTAAAGCGATGCCGGGGTACATCGTCGAGGTGGTTCCTCCGGTTATTCCCAAGAACGTATTCAACCGTCACATGGACGGAGAGTACGCTGACGCCGAACGCGAGAAGGGGATGCCGATATACGGCGATGTAGTTATAAACGGAGGCGATGCCGAGACTACTTCCAGTAGTTACGAGATTCGCCCCGGGACTACTGACCCTACGTTCGTTACACGGCTCGATGCAGGAGGCGCAAGTGCTATTGAAGAAGGCGGTTATCTGGAAATTCGCAAAAATGACGGTAGCGATACGAAGCGCTTCTACTTTACGGAGTATTACACGTTCAATCTGTTGTTGGACGCGCTTATTGCAGAAGGAATCGTAGTAGCCTATACGCCGTATTTCAAGGGTGACGAACTTACGAGTTCGCTTATCAAAGTCGCCGCACGTGACGCAGACGAGGATATAACATTTTTCCGCAGATACTTTTTCTCCGACTGGGAGATCGCTAAGATGATCTCGTGGTACTATTTCAAGGTTCTCGATATAAAGGATGTTGACCTTACGGATGAAACCGTGGGTAAACTTATCCGACCTTCCGAACAACATTTAGCCATTTGGGTATCGTATCACCTCGTCGACAGACGGCGCGTATACGAGAATGCCGCAGGTTCCATAGGCCAGTCGTTTACTGATGGCTCTGATTATACTGGCTCCGGTTCCGCGGGTACCCCCTTACAAACCACCGTACAGATAGGTTCAGTGTTCACCATTACGGAGGACGCTACGCAAGGATTCTTTTACGAAGATTTTAACCGTGTTGGCTCCGATAACGTATGGGGCGACAGATACTCTTTCTGGTACCGTCTTATGCTGTACCTCAGAGGTCTTCTTGAAGAACAATTCGGTGATTACTCCTTGCGGAAGGACAATGTTATACCGGGTTATATCCAACTTATTCGAGAATACGATTTCCGTGCCTACTTCGATTCGTACCCATTCAGTCTATCACCTCTTTCGAGAGGTATCCTATCAAGGGTTCCATAATGGATATAGGTGTGCTCCATAGCGTTGTTGGGGAAGTTTGGGTTCCTGTAAAGGGATTCCCTAACTACGTCGTATCCAATCGTGGAAGGGTTTACTCCCTCACACGTGAGGAGACGTGGGGTGATTGTACACGTATCCGACAAGGTAGAATTCTTACACCTCGCTTAGGAGACCGTGGATACTACTATGTTGTACTGTGCGATAACGGTAGAAACCAAACTAAGAACGTTCATCGGCTCGTTGCCGAAGCGTTCCTGCCGAATCCCGAACATTTGGAGTGCGTAAACCATAGAGACGAGTGCAGAACCAATAATGACGCCAGCAATCTCGAATGGTGTACGGTAGCTTACAATGTTACCTATGGGAATGCCAAGAACAAAACCAAACAGCGGTTCATAGAGACCGGTTGGTCGCGACCTGTTGAACAGTACGACAGAGAAGGAAATTTCATCGCCGCTTTCGCGTCCGTTAGCGAGGCTGGTCGAAGTATCAATAGAAACCCCGGAGGTATATCTGCCTGCTGTAATGGAACCCGAAATATAGCCTATGGCTACGTGTGGAAGTACGGAAAAAAGTCGTTTATACAGTTGAGCTATGCTTGTATCTAAGGCCAAGTTTTTACAGTACCAAGCTATGTTTTATAAGAAGTTGCTCGCAACACCTTATAAGATACAGCTTGAAATCGTGACTGTCCGAAAACCTGACCAAACCGAAGAATTTACCATAGAATCGTTCGTCGGTGACAGCGTAAGAGAGTCGACATTTTACGAGTTCAGAGCACTGTACGAAAAAGAGATACCTGAACGTACCCGTGAGAAGTATGGCCTACCGAAGGAAGTAAATGGAGTTGTCTATCTCTCCCCGAAACAGCTTGTGCCGAAGCTGGGTGATTATCACCTCGATTGGAACAGGACGAAAGTCCACTTTGAAGGAAGAACCCAAGTTATCGATAGAATAATCTATCTCGAAGATTTTAAGGAGTACGGAAGCTGCATCGGTTTGCAAATATTCGTTAAGGATGATTTGACTACCGTAAAAGAACATCGACGCAAGAGGCGGAACAAAGTTTCAGTTGTAAGACGCCACAATCGAAAGGACAAAGTATCTGCATATCGTGGGGCTAAGGAGTTTTCCGATGCTTCGCGTGAAAAACTTTCTCAGAAGGGGGAGGCGCTTCCTGACGGTTCTTTTCCCATTACGAACAAGAGGGATTTGGCGAATGCCATATCTGCATACGGCCGTTCCAAGAATCCCGAGATAGTCAAACGTTGGATCATCAAACGGGCTAAGGCTCTCGGTGCCCGGGATATGCTCCCCGAAAATTGGTAGTATGGCCAAAGCGAAAAATACCAGTGTCATTCCGAGGTACCCGGAATACCAGAGGTTGATCGTTCGTGAACGAACCCCCGCGAAACCTTTCCGCGAGGAGAACGAAGTTCTGGCCGCCTACGAACAAGTAGGGAACATTCCCGACCGTAGTACTACGAGCTGGACACCCGGATTGCTCGATCCGTATTACAGAAACGAGTGTTGAGTATGAAACCGTGCGACAAACGTCCCGGAAAGGTCAAACTTAATCCGCGGACACATCTTCCCGAGATGACTTCATGGGGTCTCGGAACTGGTATTCCCCCGCTGACGACCGACCCGGAGAATCCGATCAAGCCGTTCGCCGACTACGTTATGGAGGACGACGATCGCTACCCTTACGACCGCAGATGATACCTTTCGCGATAGGAGCTGTTCTAAGACTTGCGTCGAAGGTGCCTCGTAGACTTACGAAGGTGCCCCGAACGTTGCTTAAAGCGCCCAAGTCGAAGATACCGAAGACGTACAAGTTTAAGGAGGACATGGACGCACTCGGTGCTCAGATCGCTGAGGAGTTCAAGGAGACCGTAAAGAGGAATATCGAGACCAACAAGTTCAAGTATACTCTTGCGGAATCCACACGAAAGAAAAAACACGGCGGCGTTCCTCTTATAAACAGCGGCGTTATGCTCGACGCCATCTATCGGGAAGGCACCTTCGTATCTGTGGAGGACACTCCACGTACTGATAGCCCACTCACGAACTTACAGCTCGCTAAGGTTCACGAGTACGGTACGAAGGATAAACACATTCCGGCCCGCCCCGTATGGCGAGATTCATTTGCAGCGTTCAAACCCGTTGCGCGAAAGCGCATCGAACAATTCTTTAAGAAACATGGCAGTAAACGTTAAGTCCTACAAACGTAGAAGTTCCAAAGGAAAAGTCTATACGGTTCGTGCATATTCCAGAGGCGGTAACAAGAAGGTAAACCTCGACGGAATGGAGATTAACCGGAAGGCCCCTACTATGTCCGACGAGGAGTTCGATCGGTTGCAGGCGAAACAGGATCAGGAGATGCGTGAGTTCAT